GTTCCTTTAGCACCATTAAATACATAAACGTTTGCTGGTTGAGGTTCAATACCTGCTGAACAAGCATTAATACGTGAATTTGATACTGTGGGAGCAATAGCTAACAAGTGAGTATTTCTCATACCAGTACCTTTACACCAAGTAGGTTCACCATATTCTACTGCTAGTTTACGAGATGCTGCTTCAGCTTTTAATTTAATATCACTAAAGATTGTATGTGTCCAAGCTGTTGATGCTATAGAGTTAAATGGTAAATTTTTTTGTTGTAAAAAAGTATGCCAACCCATTACACCTAAACCAAGTGCACGACCTTTTTTAGCATGTCTATGAGAACGAATCATTGAATCCTTACCATTTGTTTTAACAACAAATTCTTCCATTACACCATCAAGAAAATAGATTGCAGTTTCAACTACATCTGTATCTTTCCATTCATCGTACTTGGCTAAATTAAGTGAACTTAAACAACAAATAAATGAATGTTCCTCATCTGTGTGTAGTGTAATTTCTGTACAAATGTTAGTCATAGAAACATCTAAATTGTGCATTCTATATGCTAAAGGATTATCTTTATTAACATTATCCTTAAACATAATATATGGTTCTCCTGTCTCTACGCGCGATTTAAGAATTTCTAACCACAATGCCATAGCTTCGCTATCACGGTCATTTAAACGCTTCATAAACATATCATCAACAACTACACATTGGTGTAGATTAAGACATTGACGGTTAGGATCACCTTTAGGTCTACGAATTTGCAAAAATTCTTTAATATCAATATGATTAATATCTAAATTAACAGATGCAGCTCCTCTACGTACTGAACCTTGATTAGTTGCAATAATAGTTGAGTCATAAATTTTAGCCCAAGGAACTACTCCTTCGGATTTTCCATTTCCGGTAATATTTGATCCTCTACCTCTAATTCTTGAAAGGGAGATTCCAACTCCACCTCCGTAAGAGGTAAGTCGCATAAGTTCAGCGTTTGTAAGGCCAATACCTCTGATTGAATCTGGAGTATCGATGCCAAAGCAGCTGATAGGTAACCCGCGGTCTGTTCCTGTGTTTGAGAGTACAGGGCTAGCCAATCCAATCCAGCCATTCCAAATGTATTTAAAAAATTTATTTTCTAAGTCAGGGCGATTTAAACGCATTGCCACAGCGTGTGCTACTCTTCGGTAAGCTTTTTTTGGTGTTTCACCTGGTAGTAAATAACCTTTAGAAATGGTACTTAATGCTACTTCGTCAAAATATTCGGGATAGTCTTTACCACGCTCCCATTGTGTATAATCTATTGTTAAATTATTATCCATTTTAAAAAATTAATTCAGCATCCCACTCCATATGACCTTTACTATAATTTGTTACTCTGTTTGCAAAGAAATCAGTATGTTGTTTTCCAGCAGACAAATGATCAAACCATTTCATTCTTTCAACTGCGGTCATATCTACATTTGAAATAATAGGTTTGTATCCTAAATCACCTAATTTGGTATTTACTCTATTTTTAATAAAGTGTTCTAAATCATATCTTGAACAACTTTCTAAATCACCTAACTTATATACCTTATTGATAAAATCAAGCTCAAGTTTAAGAGAAAGTAATGCTGCTTCATTAATAGCAGCTTCAAGTTCTTGAGTTTTGAGTTTAGGATTTTCTTTAACTAATGTTCTAAATAACCAACAACCTGCTTCTGAGTGCATTGATTCGTCTCTAATAGACCATTCAACAATTTGTCCTACACCTTTAAGTTTATTGCTCATTTTAAAACTTAACAATACAGCAAATGATGAAAATAAATTTACACCTTCAGTAAATGCTGAAAATATGGCTAATGATTTTGCTACTTCATGCCAATTAATTTCGTCACCAAAACTGTCTCTAATATCCATCAAGTTTTGAATTTTAGCCATTGTAGTTTCATCTTCTAAAAATTCATCAAAATTATCAAGACCAAGTGTTTCATTCAACAATGAATAAGCTTCAGCGTGAATAGTTTCAAAAGCACCAAAAGTAGTTGCCATCATAATAACCTCAGGTTTACGAAACCATTTAGTTACTAATCCTGACCAGTAGTCATTAACAATAGTTTCTGTTTGAGCAAAACCCTTTAAGATAGAACCTACAATGTTTTTTTCTGTTTCTGTTAGATTTTGTTTCCAATCATTCAAATCTGACATCATTGGAACTTCTGTGTGTAGCCAGTGGGCTTGTTGTTGTTTGAGCCAATATTCATATGCTTCTTGGTACTCAAAGGGTTTATAAATGATACGGGGTTCTATTAATTTACTCATGAATTTAATTCAAAAAATTTGTTACGTAATTCTTGTTTATCCATATAATCAACGGTATTAAAAACCGGAGCTGAATTTTGTTGGGTTGGGGTTTCGTCCTCATCATTTTCTGCTCTTTCTGAAACTTCAAAATGGCCTGTGGATGTATCTGCCTTAACATTAAATGTCATACCGTCCATACCATATCTGTTTTTCATAATGTGAAATCTTCCTGTACCATTAACTTTATCTTGACGTTTTCTTGAAAGGGAAATAGCTACATCAGTAATCATAATTTTATCATATGATCCTGCTGCTTTATCTCCTTCAATAATATCATCTTTTGCACCAGCTCGGTTTACTTGTGAAACAGACCAAACAGGAATATTTAACTCGCGAGCCAAAGCTTTTGTGCTAACATAAATATCATCTATTTCATCCTTACGTTCACGATTCGTTTTTTTAGAACGAAGAAGATCTACATAATCGATAATAACCAAATCTGGTTTAAAGTCTTGGTCAATGCATTTCTTAATATGTGATTCTATAGTTGAAATTGATGCTCTTCCAGGCGAGTATTCTTTGATAATTAATTGTCCTTGAAGTGTTTCTACTGCTTCTTCTACTTTACTTCTATTCTTTTGTTCTGTGATTCTATTTACAGGAATGTTTGTAAAGAAAGCGTCATAACGGCGTCCAACATAATCTTCTCCTAATTCAAGAGTATAATGTAAAACATTGTAACCCATTTTAACAGCATATCCACCTAAAGCAATAAGTGTCCAAGATTTACCACCACCAGGATTACCAAAAATTAAACCAAAATCACCATTACCTAAACCACCTTGAAGTAACATATTAAATGCTTCCCAAGGACAAGGTACTACAGTTCTATGATCTTCTCTATAACGAGATTCAACTTCTTTATTATATTCGTGGCCTACATTTTTGTCTTGTCCCGCTTTTAATGCGTTATCAATTAATGAACGAATTGTATCATAGTCTCCCGCATTTAAAAATTGAACGCTGTTTAATAACGCTTTTTTAAGTTGTTGATTTTTGCAGAAGTTAGAAAATTCTTCTTCAATATACTTAAGATCTTCATCTGATGCTTTATAAGCTTCGCGAAGTTGTTCTTTAACAGATACTTGAAGTACTTCGTTATTAATTTTTTTTAGTTCCACTTTCAAAACATCCATTGAAGGTGTTGTGTGGTATTTTTGGTAATATTTTAAAATTTCTCCAATAATCCATTTGTGAGCTTGATTATCAAAATACTCTTCACTAATAACATCATGAATATTAAGTAAAAATTCTTTGTGTGTTAATAGTGAAGATAGTACCTTAATCTGGAATGCAGATCCATATTGAGAGAGATTAGATAGTGTCAAAACTTTTATTTTTAAATTGTGATTATAATATAATATTTAATTTTTATATTTCCAAAGGAAACCATATATAGATTTTCTTTTTCCATTACATACTTCAGTTATGGCTGCTCCTGTTTTTTTATTTAAGAAATAAGCTGCTTCTAAAACATAATTCCATTCTTTAATAAAATTTCCATCCATATCATATTGTATAACTTTTTTTCTTCTATTTGTATTTCCCTTAGATCTTTTACTTAATTTTTGTTTAAATTCTTTAGATTTAGGGATTCCTTGTGTAGCTTCACTAATTTTTTTCCTCCACTCTTCAGTATACATAGGGTGTCCTTTTTTACCTTTAGATATTTTTATTTTTTGTTCTTCTGTTGGTTTCCAACCTTTTCTTGCTTTAGATATTTTGGATTTACCTTCTTCTGTTTGGCCGGAGTTTCCAAAAGCTTTATTAGTTTTATTATAGAAAATAGGATTATGTTGAGCATCAAATCTATTTAACCAATATTCTTCTCTTTTAGATAAATGAATTTTATTCTCACAATATTCTAATATAATTTTTGTAAAATTTTCTTTACCATATTCTTTAATAGCTTGTTTAATATAAGTTCCGCTTCCTAGATAATGGGGATCATTATTGATATCTTTACCAATATATTTCATCCCATTAATTTTATTTTCAATTAAATAAACTACCATAATATTTTTATCATAAATATTAGGAAAATTATTAAGAGTCATATTATTTATTAAAACTGTTTAATACTTTAAATGTGTCGTTAACCCAAAACTCAACGTTTTTGATTAGATGACCTAATCCGTCATCGTGATAAAATCGTAAGAAAGCTTCAGTATTCAAAACTAAAGTATCATCTTCGGCAAATGCCTCTAAAAACTCTTTATCATCATCATCTAATAAAGGTTTTTTCAAATTCATAATTTTATAGTTTTGCTCTAATCTATCACGTTCAAAAGCAATACGAGCATACACTACGTGTTCTTTGTGTTTTTGTTCTGCAATTTCGAATATTTCATCTAGTGTTAATATTCGTTCAGCTAATTCAGGGAATTTTTTAAATAATCCCTTAACACCTAATCCTTTTACACCTGCTACTTTATCAGAATTATCCCCAAGTAACATTTTATATAAAATAAAATTATCGGCTAATACGCCGAATTTTTCTTTAACGGTGTCTTTGGTGTAATATTCTTTTTCGATTGGTCTATACACTATAACATTGTCATTAACTAATTGTATAAAGTCTTTATCCGAAGAAATAATAAAACATTTTGAATTATATGTTTTAGGTAAAATATTACTATAATAAGCAATAATATCATCGGCTTCAGCTTTATCAATAGCTACTGTTTTAACAGGTAAGCATTTTAGATAATGAGCAATACGAACTATTTGATTAATTTTAGCATCATCTTCATCTTCAAAATCTTCAAATACTTCCCAGTTTGTAATTCGATGTTGATTACGACCTGATTTGTATT